TTTAACACCAGCCAAGGTGTTGTCTGCGCCTACGAACTGCCAATTGGCTGCCGACCTTGAAATCGGTACTGCCAATCCAAGCACCGCTTATGACGTATTTATCGTTCATAATGGGTCGAAAAAGGTCTTAAAGTATGATATAGTAAGCAGCGTGAGTGGCATGCTGACCATTGATTTGACCGTTAACCCGTTGTTCTTCAACAACAGCACAACATACACTTTATTTGTTGTTGCAGACGGTGATGACGTGGCGAACTTCGTGCCGATTGACGGGGCATACGATGGCTTTCTTCTTATTTTTTGGCGCAGCAATACGGCAGCACCTTCAACACAAATGATTCAACCAATATAAACAACAAACAAACCATGACAACACTTCTGTTAACTTCGCTATTCATCTTCGGCCTGTGGCTGTCTTCAGCCGAGGGTATGATATTAGATGACCTTCGCTGGCGATTTATTTCGCAGTTTCCCGAATTGGCAAAGCCAGTCATTGACTGCCCTACCTGCATGGCTTCGGTTTACGGGACAATTGCATACTGGGGCGATGTTATTATCGCAAACCAACCCGTTGATGCGCTTACCGCTATTGGCTGGCCTATCTTCGTGTTTTGCCTTGCTGGGCTGAATGGTATCATTTTAAAACTTGCCAAATGGTCGTAAGCAGATTAACGAAGTGGCTGGTTAAAAACTACCCCGATGCGGTCTTGGTGGCCTTGAAACCTGATGCCAAGAACTGGAAAGCTGGCTGCGAATTCATGGTGGACATTGATGGCCATAAGTACTACAAGTTTCGGGATTCAGGTGATGTGCCGTTGGTGCGTTACAAAGAAATTCAGGCTGTCTTAATTCAGTTAGATAATCGGCTTACATCAGATGAACTGACAAGCATTTTGGCAATTGCACGTGAAAGTGTGGTGGCTGCCATTGAAGGGCAAAGCCGAAAGGATAGGGGTAAAGGGTTGCAACAATGCCTTTGGGCGATTCAGGAGGCCGAAAGTAGGCACAAAGAACTGGGGTTGCATACCGACCTGATTGTTGAGTTGGCAGCGTTAAACCTGATTCGTGATGATGAAAACCCGTTTGAAATTAACGAAACCATTCAGGCCGAGAAACTGAGGTTGTTCAAGCGTGAATTCGTTAACCATGATTTTTTTTTGTCCGCTGGCATGAACGAGTTCTTACCCAATGCCGAGCAACTGGCAGACGTATGGCATCGGCTTTGGCAAGCCAGCGACCAGTTTCAAAACAAAAAGAAGGAAATCTTAAAGTCGATTCTTGGCGAGATAAGGTCTTCAATTGGTTGAGTGATTTCGATGCCGATTGCTTATTTTTGTGTAATGGAGAGCATTCGCAGTTCGTTGATTTGATGGCCACAGGCACGATTAACGATTTTGTACGCTTACTAAAACTTAAAACAAAAGAAGCCGATGGCAATCGACAAAATAGTGCTGGAGTTTCAAGCGGAAACAACAAAGCTCAAAAAGGAATTAGAAGACTTAAAAAGTAGGTTAGGCAATGTCGAAACTGCCGCCAAGGACGCTGGTAAGAATACTGGCAAGGCCCTTGATGACGTAGGCAAAAATGCCAACGGCCTAAAAGACACCATTAAAAACCTTGGGCAACAGATAGCTGCGGCCTTCGCTGCCCGTGAGATTATTCGATTTACAAAGCAGACCATTGATGCGGCATCCGACCTGAACGAAACATTAGACAAAAGCCGAATAATTTTTGGCCAAGCAAGTACAGCCGTTGAAAACTTTGCCAGCAATTCTGCCAAGCAGTTTGGTATGAGCAAAAAAGAGGCCATTGATGCTGCGGCTTCATTCGGGGTATTCGGCAAATCGGCTGGAAAAACAGGCCAAGACCTTGCATCATTTAGTACAGACCTTGTTGGTTTATCTGCCGACCTTGCATCGTTCAATAACACTTCGCCTGAAGAAGCGGCATTGGCCTTGGGCGCAGCGTTAAGGGGGGAGGCTGAGCCTATTCGTAGGTTTGGAGTACTTCTTGATGACGCTACATTAAAACAGGAAGCATTGGCATTGGGGTTGATTAAAACAACCAAAGAAGCATTGACACCTCAAAACAAAGTATTGGCTGCGAATTCGGCAATATTCAAACAAACAACCGATGCGCAAGGCAATTTTATTTTAACATCAGGAGGTGTTGCCAACCAGCAGAGGATATTGGAGGCATCATTTAAAGACCTTCAAACCGAGATAGGCCAAAAGTTACTGCCTACATTCAATTCAGCATTGAGTTCTTTAAACGAATTTATTAGCGACCTTGACGCTGAAGATGTGCTTTCATTTGCCAAGGCCTTGGGAATTGCTGCCGCTGGCTTCGCTGGGTTTAAGTTCGGCCAGTTGGTTCAGGGCTTGGCGGCTACTATTCAAGGCATGAAGGGTGCTACATTAAGCGTTCAGGGACTAAGTAAGGTTGTAGCCGCAAACCCGTTCGGATTGATTGCATCTGCCGTTGCTGCATTAATTGCATACGGCCCCGACTTGTTGGACATGATGAATGGAGTAACTGAAACGCAAAAAGAATTTGATTCAGTTGCAAGTTCAGCCACCGAAAATTTACGCAAAGAACAAGCAGAATTAAACCTACTTGCAGAAGCTTTAAGAAACACCAACCCCGAAAGCGAAGAACGGGCAAAATACTTAAAACGATTCAACGAACTTTCGCCAGTTGCAATTAAAGACCTGAAGGATGAAACAAAATTTAATGGTCAACTACAAAGGGCTTTAGATGAAGCAAACAAATCTTTTGCAGCAAGGATAAAACTAAGGGCCGCAGAGGCAATTGCACAAAAAGCGGCAGAGATACAACTTGAAGAAGAAACCAAATCTATTGAATCGAGGGACAAACTTCTTCAAAGTGGCATGGGAATCAATGCCAAACTTCTTGATGAGTTTGCTAAAAGGGTAAAGGCAGGAGAGGTTAATACAGGGTTTTTTGATAATTCGGTTAGCAAGTTTTTTGAAACCGCAAAGGCATTGGGGATTAATGTAAAACAAAACACAAGAAACTTTGGTGATGTTTCAAATATGATTCAGCAGTATGCCGAATCGCAAGCCAAAAGCGCAGAGGCTGGAGAGAAATTGGCAAATGTTCAAAAGAGTATTGCAGAAACTTCAAAAGAAGTAAATGTTGCTGTGGCATCAAATACTGAAGCCGAAAAAGAAAAGGCCGAGGCTGCCGCTTCTGCTGCTGCTGCTTCTGCTGCTGCCGCCAAAGAACGTGCCAAGAAGATTCTTGAAATCAATGCCCAGTTCAACAAAGAAATGATGTCGCTTGCCGATGAACTTACTTTGATGATGATTGCTGATGAAGATGAAAGGGGGCGAAAGCAACTTGAAATCCAAAAGCAAAACGACCTTGCATCTATTGAGGCGGCAGAATTCAGCGCAGAACAGAAGGGGCAACTAAAGGCCAAGATTGAGGACAAGTACAACCAGTTAGAACTAACAAGGCAGCAAGCGCAAAACGAAAAGTTAAAAAAGGCCGAAGAGGACTACCAGCGTTTTCTTGAAGAACAAGGATTGCAGTCCGAAGAAGGCGCAAAAGAGGCCGAAGACCGAAAGTATTCTGCTTACCTTGAATTATGGCAACGCAAACAAGAGAACGAACTGCTTGGAATTAAAAACGAAAAAGAACGCAAACTGCGTGAACTTGCAATACAAGAAGAAAACGAAATCGCAAAGGTTGAGGGTACTGAATATTCAGAACAAATAATTCTTGAAATCAAAAAGAAATATGCGGCCAAAAGGGTTGAGGTTGAAAAGGAAACGCAGAAACAAACATACATATCATTATCGGACGGCCTATCTACATTGTCAAGCAATTTCGGCCAAATGGTTAGCGCATTTGCTCAGATGAGTGGCGAGGGTGCAGAATACACCAAAGCCTTAGCCGTTGTTGGGGTTCAAATCCAAATGGCTACTGCCCTTGCTGCCGCCATTGCTGGGGCTGTGCAAGCTGCCAGCGCAACTGGGCCCGGTGCACCGTTTGCATTGGCTGGGTATATCGCCGCAATGGTTGGTGCGGTAGTTGGCGCATTCGCACAAACACAACAATTGTTAACCGCCGAAGTACCAAAGCCGGGGTTCTACGATGGTACGGCATACCTTCAAAGGGGTGGCAGCCCAAAGGGTAAGGACACCATCCCGATTATGGCGCATGAGGGCGAGGCGATTATCCCAACACGAAATAACCTGCAATATCCGGGCCTTGCGAAATCGTGGATTGACGGCAACCTTGACGGGTACATCAACAACAACTTCGTACGGCCAGCGTTAATGGAGCAGCAGCGGCAGGCAGAAGAGGATTTTGCCGACCGCTTGGCGAGTTCAATGGCATTGCAGATGTCAAGTAACTTCGATGACTACCGATTGCATCGTGATTTAAAAGAACAAACTGCCGTTCTTAGATTCGGCTTTGAAACCATGAAAATTAACCGCAAAAAAATAAGAGGTGGAAGGTAACACGGCAATAGTAACGCTTAACAGCATCAACGTAACTGGCGATGCTATGGGCGTTGAAGATATCAAAGAACGCATCTACTGGGATGAAGAGGCCCGTGGGCTATTGTTCGACTTTGAAGGAGAAATAACTTTTACTGGGGACACCTACCGATTTTTGCAGCAGCGTTTTCGGGATGACTACGATACCCCTGTGCCGTTGAACATCGTTGCATATAATCCACATTCAGGCGCATTTGAAGCGGTTGTTAATGGGTTGATATTTACCAGCGATTGCGAGTTTAACCTATACGAAAAGACCGTATCGTGCCAAATCGTTGATAGGGGATTTTTCGCCAAGATCCGCAATAACGTAAACATTGGATTCAGCCTTGGCGCACCCGATAGCAAGTTGGGCGAAGACATTAGTTCTGCGGTTACCATTACCGATGTTCAAGAAATAAGATTTATGAATCTGCCTGTGCCAATCACGATACCCGGGTTTGGCCGCAAGTCAATGACTGCTTACGATGCTTTAAAGTATCTTGTTGCTGCCATGAGTGACGGGCAGATTGGCTTTGTATCTAATTATTTAACCCCTGTTGTTGGCCAAGAAACGGCCCATATTTTAAGCGGTAGGCAGTTGAGGGGTGATGCCATTGACATCGGCCCTGTGGTTTCGTGGAGTGAGTTATTTGGGGACTTGTCGAAACTATACAACTTGGCCTTTGCCGTCGAAGAATACAACGTAGGCCAATGGAGAATTCGTGTTGAGCCTATCAATTACTTTCGGCAGTCGCAAAGCATTAACCTATTCGATGTTGATGCTGGGGTTACCGAGAGTATAGATACTTCGATGCTGTATGCTTCTGCTATTGTTGGCAGTTCGGAAACGAGGGAGGATTTTGATACCCCGAGTTCTGTTCAAGCGGCGGCATTGGTAATGACCAACTGGAATTGGATTCCCAAAACCCCGTTTGTATTTCAATGGCAAGAGGACTATTATTTTCAGTACAATTCAAACGTAGATAGCGAATGGGATTTGCGGTGTAGTGTTTTGATTACACACACCAACCTTATCTATTACGTGATGTGCATGCGGTTTTTAAACACCCCCGGCAATCCCGATTTTGATGATAGCTACGATGAAGATGCTTTTTTGATTTCGTGCTTTTACAAGAACGCACCGGGCAATGTAAGCACACCCGTACTTAGTTCAGTCGGCACACCGCCGATATTCAATGTATTCAACAACAGCATCAGCAACTACAATGTAATGATTAGGAATGCGGATGGAGTGCCGGGTAATGCCGCCAGCCAATATGCAAGTTTTGGCCAGCAATATTTCGATGCTTATTATGTGCCTGAATTTATAAACATCCCATACTCAAAATTATTAGCAAGGGATGAAATAAATCAATCGCCGGGGCCACCTAAAAGGATGTATCTTATATACAATTATTTTAGCGGTTCGCCTATTGGTGATTGGGCTTCAAATTTAACGCTTGCGGGCCCTGTGTTTGATGATTTGGTAGCACCAAACAATCTGAACTACTTGGCAATTACTGGGGAGTTTACCGATATAACTGTTAAGGGTAGCGACCCCAGCACAGGGTACAACATAAGCAATTCAACATGGGTTTGTCAAGTGCCAGCATTGTATTCTTTTAGAATTAAGGGGTCTATTTTCATCAACTGGCTTTCAAATCTTGGATTTAGTTCATACACTACTTTTGAATTTATTATTGCGCAATGGGATTCATCTTTAATAGGGGTGAAAACGATAAAGAAAACAAGCCCGTTCTTTCGATTTAGCCAAACATCTGATGAAAGATATAGGGATTTCGATTTGTTTTTTGGCATGTTTAATGCAGATTCTGGTGATGTATTTCAAATTCAATTGATTGCAACCGAACCAACTGCAAACCAATATTTTCAAGTTTACCTAAGTGATGACACATTTTGGTCAATTGCTGGTAATTCATTAGAGGGTGAAGGTGGCACAATCTTGACTGCCGAAAAGGGCGGTTCGTTTATGCTGACAAACCAATTGAAAGCGAATATCGATGCTGACTTGTGGAAGACAATTAAGGCGAACCCCTACCAAAAACTACTTTACCAAGTTACCGATGACGGGGAAAGTAGGTCAATGAACCTTTACGATTTTAACCGCAACATCATTTCGGGTGTTACGGAGGGCGAAACAAGGGGCAGATTGGCCGCACCCGAGCAGCCTGATGTTGACCCCGGCAACCCAATTACACCCGAACCTGAAGAAGGTGATGGCGGTTAATTTAATACCTTTGTGATATGCCTATCAGAAATCCCCAACCAATACCATATAGCAGCCCAATCTTCTACGGAGATGGCGAGCTGTCATACAACGAACAAATAGACCAGCTATGCGATTTCTTCGGTTCGCCAATGTGTTTGCCTTGGGAAGAAGGAGAGCCGTTTTGCTTTCAGTTTCAGGCTGGCGAAATAGGTAACAACCTTATCGTTTGTCAGCCGTTTGATACGGGCACGGCAACGGGCGGCAGTGCAAGTACCTTGGTTGATTCAGGTGCAAGTTTCGTTTCGGGCGGTGTAACGCAATATCAGCTTGTGCGAAACACCACAACGGGCGATACCTTTGCGGTAAATACTGGCGGTGTTGCCGCTACTACCTTGACCTTGGTTGGCACACCAACTGTGCCAAGTGCGTTTACTGCTGGCCAAGGCTACGCTATTTACAACATTTGGCTTACTGCCGTTTCAATTACTGAGATTGATAGCGTGTCTATTAATGATGACCATAGTATTTGTTTTAATGAATTTGATGGCAGCATTCAATTCGATTTCCCCGTAGGGACAATTACAAATTGGTATAGGGCCACATTTAGCATTTGCAGTTATTCGCAAGGGGCAGCATTTTTTCAAGCATCGCAAGGTGCAACCAATTACACCTTGCCGATTGAATCGCCCGGTACATTCGATTGGTGGTTTGGTGAGCCCTTAAACATTCAGCGTATTGAATTTGTAACCACAAGGCCGTTCACGGGTTGTATTTGTTTATGCGAGAGTGAGGCTTATTTGATGAGAGATAGTTACGGGTATAGCATTAATGGTGGGGCGTGGAATGAATTTACCTATACAGGATCAGCACGAAACAGGGGCATCATCGAAAAGTGCATTGATTTGCCCGTAGGCTGCGAGAATACGGTCTGCCTGTCTGACAATTACGAGTGCGCAGTTTACCAAGAAATAGGCGAGGTCGGCAACTGGAACACCGACATAGCAGTCGGCATAACTACCGAAGGCAGCAACGTATGTTTTGACGGCAGCAAAAAAGATGACTTTGCTTATGCCGAAGAAATCGGCTGCGACATTGATGCCATTGTAACCAACGTGCAATTTGAACTAACCATATCAGGGCACAGCAACGGCAATGTGCAGGTGTGCATCCAAAACACCGACCTGTCAAGTCAGGTATGTTCAAACCCACACGGCAGCAACGGGGTTCATATCTTTACGGTTAGCAACTTCGGGATGAACGCTGGGCCCAAGCGAATAATTATCAAAGCCCACAACAACAACGTAACCTTATGCGCTACCTTGCGCTACAAGATACAGAACTTTCAACCTGATGTGTTTGCTTGTTCGGAATGCTATCACGTGAAGCCTATCAACTGCGAAATGAAATTGGAGTGGGACAATGACACCAACGCATTCGGCCACGTTTACACTACGGGTTACACCAACACGATGTACCTTGACGGCAGATTGCTAAACGGCAAGATTACCAGCATAGCGCACGAAGAACGCAAGGGGGTAGATAGTTACCAGCGTTCGTTCTTCAGCAACGGCAGAAAGGTAGAAGAACTTGCAATTGATGCTGTATGGCCTGCGGTTCACCAATCGGTAGCGGTCGGGTTGATGCACCGCAATTTCTACATCAACGGGGTGCAGTACGTCAAGATTGGCGAATACGAACCTGATTACTCAGACGATGCCGAAATCGCACCTTGCACGGTTGAGGTTGCCAAACGTGACCAACGCTTTATTGTGAATCCGCTGTAATGACCGCCAAAGAAAGGCTAATAAAAAAGATAGCGCAGTCAATGGAGGATGCGCCTGATGCCTTTTTTCGGGGGGTTAAGAAGGCGCAGCGTGAAGCGTTTGCACAAATAGTTAGCGAGATAGCAACGCTGGCAACCGATGACGCTGGCAACCTTTTGGTGAGCCAAGGCAACTTCAACAAGATTCAGGCATTGGTGCAGAAGATGAAGGCCGCCTACATGAACAAAGATTATAGCAAGGCTATTCGTGATTTTGTTGGTAGCATAGATGCAACGGCCGAAGATACCGGCAAGCTAATGGGCATAATCACCAAAGAAGTATTTGTGCAAAGTGCAACGGCTGGGGCTATCTTATCCAACGCAAAGACCACGGTGTTCGATTTACTTGCAAACGCTGCGGTTAATGATTCGGTTGAATCGTTTAAGCAGATTCTAAACACCAGCATATCAACGGGCGAAAACTTTCAGCAAGTGATTCGCAATATTCGAAACAACATTGAGGGTACACCTGAATTTGCTGGCCGAATGGAGAGGTACGCAAAACAGAACGCATACGACTTTTACAGCATATCAAATGCGCAGTACATTCGGCAAGTTAGCGAAGATTACGGGTTTGAGTTTTACGAGTACATAGGTGTTGATGTAAAAAATACAAGGTCATTTTGCAGCGAACGAAACAACAAGATATTTCACAAGCGAGAAATTGAGAATTGGGCAAATATAAAATGGGAGGGGAAGCAAAGGGGCACAAACGAAACCACAATCTTCGCTTATCGGGGCGGTTACAACTGCGGCCACCAAATTATCCCAGTTGCCACCGAAGATGTGCCTGAAGATGTACTTAATCGGGCAATTGCGGCAGGCTTTTACACCCCTGAATAAAAGCAGCCTAATTGTCGGCCCTTCACATCAGTCGTAATGGTATGCCTTGGGTTGCCGATTAAGTCAAGCAATTCGTTTACATCGAATGAATCCACATCATGAACGATTAAAACACCATTTTCGGCCACCTTTTTTCGGTAGTATTGCACCAATTCTTGAATAACGCTGGGCCCGTGATAGCTATCGTGAAAAACAACATCATATTTTTCATCGTTCTGCAGTTCTTTTTCACCTGATGTTATGCGAAAATCAATTAAATATGGGCTACAAAACGCAATGTTTGCCTTTAAATGTTCATCGCTTATGTCAATTGTTTTAACCGACATGCCAGCCATTGCCATAGCCTTTGCCCCATGCGCCTTAAAAGTACCTACTTCAAGGGCCTTGCCGCCTTTGTATTGCTTGGTCACGTTGTATATTTCGGTTATGTGCATTTTGTCGGTTATCCACGTATGGGCAAAGTCCCATTTTTCAATTTGTGATTCGGGGCTGTCCCATTCAAAGTCCTTTTTACCTTCGTAAATTTGGTAATTTGCTGATGAGTGAAAGCCCAACACTTCTTCATTGGGGATATTGGTGTTGATGTCCATTACGTTCAACCGCTTATCGGCCAGCGTCACCAAGTTTTTGAATACCTGATTTGAAACGCATTGGTCACCCCATTTGTTTTCGTACCTAAAGTAGTTATTGAAACAGAAATCAAATATAGGCTTGTGCTTGCGGTTGGCCACAAACCAACCAGCATTGAAATAGGTTGAGGGCTTTAAACGGTATTGCTGTTCAAGGCCCTTGGTGTGGTCATTATCCCGGTCAAGGCAAAAGTAAACGTCTTTGAAATCGGGCAAATAATCTGCCAAATTGAAATCCCGAACTGGCCGCCAATCGCAATCGTGATACATCACCAAGTCAAGGTCGGGGAAAATATCCCATATCTTGTATTTAAGCGTCCAAACCGAATGCTTAAATTCAGCCATTCGCAAGGCATGGCCAAGATGTTCGTCGGTGATTATTCGGGTTTCAAGGCCAAGATGCTTGCGCACAAGTTCTGCCGATTTTTCAGCGTACTTCAGGTAATCGCCGATGCCAAGGGTTACTGCTACGGGTTTCATTTTGTTACTGATTGAATTGTGTTAAATATGGCAAACCATTTGCCGGGGATTGAACGCTTATAATGTTGAACTTTGGCCACGTGCTGGGCAACCGTTACCCGGCTTATGCCGATTATTTCTGCCGCTTCGGTTTGGCTTAAGCCCTTCATTGACACGAAATAGTAAGATGCGATTCGCTTAATATCTGCGTACTGCCGCCTACTTGCTTGCTTGAATTGGCTCAGTTCAACGCCATAATGGGTGCAAAGCTGCCAAATAAAGTCATCGGCAGCGGATGAAATGCGGTGATTGATAGCCTTATTGACCGCAGATTTCAGGTCGAAAAGTTCAGCAAGCGACAAGTGGCTGATGTCCATAGCGACAAAGTTACATTTATAGCGACAATTAAACGAAAGTATGGGGCGGCATTGGTAACTTTGATAAACTTTAAATTAAACACTATGAGTTATTCTTGTTTTGACAATCTGCCAGTTTACAGCGAAAACGTATGTGAGGTAAACAGGCTAACGGGCATTTCTGCCGTTGCTGTAATTGACAACGATTACACCTTTTTAGATTACACCGATGCTGCCGAGTGGACTGCTGCAATCGCTGCTGGTGATGTAGCCATTATCAAAGAGATTAAGGCTAACTATCCCGAAGCCGAAGAGGTTACTATCAGCAACCCACGCCGAGGCACGCCCGACATTCTTACCAAGTTCAACCACACTTTGTCGGTGATGGATGCCAACGTAGATAGCAGCAACGATTCTTTCTACGAAACTTTGAACACGATTGGCAAGTATAAATTGGCTTGGTTTTATTATGAGGAGGATGAAATCCGAGTAGTTGAGCAGCCGGTACGTTGTATTGCAAAACCCGCCAAGGCTGACGAGAATGATGTTCAGCAGTACATTGTGACCTTCGGCTGGCAATCTGCCCCAAATGAATTCCCAGTTCTTTACAATGCCCCAGTAGGCATCTTTGAATAAGGTTGTTTTCATGGTTATACAAAAGGGCCCTGCTTCGGTGGGGCTTTTTTGTTGCCAAGTGTTAAAAAGTGTTAAAATAGTGGGGGTGCTGATTTTCGTATTGAAAAAAGCCTTAATATTGCTTCATCAAACAAACACAAATACACACAGCCATGAACACAATCAACCAAGTAACAATAGAGAAATGGGTTTTAGATTCAAATACAACTCGTTATATGATTATTGATTCAAATGGAAATCCAATGGACGGATTTAGTAAAAAATACCAAGCTATTGATGCGATTAAAAGATGGGGATTGGTTAGAAAAGATAAATCAGTAAAAGTTTCTAAATGAAGCCCCTAATCGAAATCATAAACACCGACAACGAACCGAATATCATTGACCAAATCTTAACAAACAAACCCATGCAACAACAAATTAACTACTGCGACATTATGGCCCTTGGCTTTACCGCCGAAGACGGGCACGATAGTGTGTTTGAAAAGATGCACGGCTACCCATACACAATCTTCACCAAGATGCTTGCCCCGTCGCTGATGCTGGACTGGCATCAGGCAACACGGCTTTGCGAACTGCTTGTGATTGAACCCGAAAGCGGGCATATTTTTGACCGAATCCCGATTGTGGATTTAGTGCATTTGAAGGATTATGTTGATGCTTTTAACCAACAAAACACTTAATAAAGTAAAAGAAAATTCAAAAAACAACGAAACTGCCCAATTGGGTATAGGTGCTGTTATGTGCCGTTTTTATTCACAAATCTAAAATCAAATGGAAATTAAATTAAGAAACGATGGCAAACAAAAGGCTCAAAGTTGTGAAGCCGAAATTGAATTAAGTTCTAAAAATCACGCTTGGGGTCACTTCCGTGCTGAATTTTCAGGATATGGCGCAAATGATTGGTCGGCTAAAATTAACTTAATTCAGCAAGTAGATGATTTGATTGTCGAGTTACAAAAGCTGAAAGATAGTGTGTCTTAAAATGGCACATAACTAATATATAGGCGAAACAGTCAAGCCACACCTTTACAAAATGACTAAAAAGTAAACAAACAACTTTACCTTTTTTAGAACCCGAATCAGCCCCAGCGATGGGGCTTTTTCTTTACCTTTAAGCCATGAAAGGCTACCTTATATTCTTATCAGGCAATTCAAGCTACGGCCAATGGGCGAAAAATATGGTGAATTCTCTGGCACACTTTTCACCTGACGTGCCAATTTCAATTGTTGGTGATATTAACCTTCTGCCCGAAAGGGAACGAAAGTACATCGACAAGGTTGTTTCGATTAACAATGAACACTTGAACGATGCGACAGGCCGAATTGCACCCGGCAAATTTAAACTTCACCTTGACCTTTATTCGCCATACGATGAAACGATGTACATTGATATTGATGGGGTTGCTGTACAAGAATTGCAGACCTTATGGGAGGCTTGCGCTGGTTTTGATATTGCTACGCAAGTGGTTAGCAAGTCACCGCTAACTGCCGACAAATGGCCATGCCTTTGGTTGCCGCTGCCTGATGTCAAGGCTGAATACAATCTGCCAAGCGAAGGTGAAATACCTGAAATCAATTCTTCGTTCATCTACTGGCGAAAGACCGACAAGGCTGCCCAGTTTTGGGCAAACGCCAAGGCTAATTACCGTGAGCATTTGGCAACGAAACATTGGGGGCATAGTTTCCCCGATGAACTGGCATTCAATGTGGCCTTGGCGCAAACGCAAATAAACGCCGACCTTGGTATGCTGCCCGTTCAGTTCAAGGCCAAGCGGCCCGACATTGGCGAGCTTAGAAAAAGCCATTACTTTGTTGGGTGTTACGGGCAGTATAGCACTGAAGCCCGATACACTTATGATATGTACGACAGGATTGTGGCATATGTTGAGAAGCAACTTTACGGCAGTTCTACGGCCAGCAAGTCGCACCATTTAATGAAAGCCAAGTTTGCCGTAAGCAAGCCGACCAAAAAGCCAGCGGCAGATGCACGCAGGATCCACTACGATGCTATTGTGCCAGCATTGACACCTGAGATGCAGTTGTTACCCTACGGCAAGGCTGCGCCAAAGCCATTCACTAACGCTTTCAATGGTTCAATTGTTCAGGGCAAATATGTTGTTAGGCTTGACAAACCAAGATTTTTTACCGACCGAAAATTGGCAGTAATGGATTGGGCAGACGGCAACCTTTCAACACCGCAGCTGCTGAAGTTCAAGACCGAAAACGGGCATGCAGAAGACCCACGATGCGTTGAATTTAACGGGCGGCCAGCCTTGGTGTTTAACGATGGCGGCAATATGTATTTTGGGTATATCGATACTGCCGAATGCTGGCAGATGAAACCGCCAGCAAGTAGGCCGAAAGACCACGATGGCCGAGAAAAGAACTGGTCACCGTTTGTTTACGATGGGCGGCTTCACGTTCTTTACGGGCCCGGCCACGTTGTTGAATACGACCTTGGCGAACCGATTGCCGAATACAAAACCGAAACACCTACCTTGACACGGGGGTATATAAGAGGCGGCACACAATTAGTTGGGCATGGCGGCAAACTTTACACCATCTTTCATGTGCGGCAGAGGGTGAACGCTATAAATTTATACTGGGCTGGGCTGATGGAGCTGGAGGCCAAACCCCCGTTTAAGGCTTTGCGGTGGAGCAGAACACCGCTTTGGAAAGCCACATTTATTGAAAACAGCCGAGATATACCGCCAGCGCCTCACACTTGGTTGGCGAAGATGCTGGATTTTGTGACATTCCCAACGCATTTAGAGATTGATGCCGATGGCAATTGCCTGATTTTGGCTGGGCATCACGACTACACCGATGCGGTGATTAGGTTGCCGTTAAAAGAACTTTTGAAGCATATAAGGTAGATTGCGTATTTTTATGAAAAAACAAGCCACATGGCAGACATCTTCGCATTAATTGACCACGCAGCCAAAGAAATTCGTAAAAAGCGAAACATTGTTGGGATGCCGTCTAAGTACGACAAGACCTTTCAAACCGAGGCATACTACGAAAGCCTACCTGAGTTCACCGAAATATACCCGTTCACGATTCGTGAACACAATGCGGTTTGCGTACACGCTGAGGCAAACCAGTTCCCATACGAAATATTGCGGTCAAAAGCACCTAACCAGCAGCCCGAAGAATGGGAATACCAAAAGGGGCTTTACGAACCGACAACCAACACCGAGTGGAATCGGGCATTGAACCGAACCAAGGCCGTTGCCAATAGCCAAAACTATTCTATTGAGTGGCCGAATGATGAGCAGAAGGAGTATTTTTACGGGCTTTACCCCGAATACTACAGCATCGAAGCCTACTTTTTTGACATTGTTCGTGAACGCAAGATAAACTACCCTAACCAATTGCTGTTGGTTTGCCCTGAGTATCTGCCCATGAAAACGGCCATTGATGAAGAAGGCAACGAATACGAAGTGGTTGACCAGTCGGAGTTGATTTCGCCAGTAGCTAAAATCTACGAAGAAAAGCACATCGCAGGTTACAAGGCTGGTGAGTATGCCCTACTTTGGAACGGCAAAGATGGGGATAAAATGGGCTTTAAATATGTGGATAAGATGTCCATATACGAAGCCTATGTAAACGGCAAAGATGCGAAAGGTAACCTGACCTTTGAAGTGGTTGAAGTGTTTCGGCACGGCTGGGGATATTTGCCAGCATGGAAGTTAGGCGGCAAGCCTGAGATGAAGGATGGTGAGGTGCTATATCGTTCTGCCTTTGCCGATGCAATCCCACACTTGAATACCGTTATTCGCTTGGAAAGCAACCTAATGATGTCAACCTATCGGCTGGCTTTCCCGATTATCATTGCCGTTGTTGACAGGTGCGATGCCGCTGGCTGCGATGGCGGTCAGGTTTGGAACAACGAATCAAACGGATATTCTGCCTGCGGTAAATGTAACGGCACAGGAAAGAATCTAAACCACAGCCCAACGGGGATATACGAAGTAGCGGCCACGACCCGAATGGGAGAAACGAACCAGCTGGCAATGTCACCGCCCGTTCAATTTGCTGCGCCGCCAAGCGAGATTCTAAAGTATACCAGCGACCAAATCGAAGCACGTAGGCGGTCAGCGTTTGGTATGTTCTTCGAGCCTGAGCAAGCAAATTCAGCAACGGCAACAGGCAAGCAAATTGAGAAAGAAGAGTGGCAGACCTTCATGGTGCAGTTTGCCCGTGAGTTGTTTGCGTTAATGGATATGGCAATCGAGGCCATTGGCTGGATGCGATATGGCACGGCATTTGAAAAGCCAAGCATTCAAGTACCTACTTCTTTCAACTTTAGAAGCTACGAGGATATCACTAATGAAATCGGCACGGCCAAAGAACAATCGCTGCCTGATAGCGCAGTCGCATCTTTGCTTTACCAATATGTCGGCACGAGGTTCAACGCATCACCAAAGGTTGAGAAAATGATTAAGCTGCAAATCAAACTTGACAGGCTTTGGTCAAAAGATGACCTGACCGTTAGGGGCATGCTTGGCAGCACGGCAACCGAGGCCGAGGTTATTCTGCACAATAGCTTTGTAACTATCTTGAATCAGGCATACGATGAGAATGAGAATTTCGATGAACTGGAAACAGCGCAGCAACGTGAAATCGTTCTTGGTATTGCCACTTCGATTGCCGAGCCGTTTATGCCAAAACAAATTGACGGACAGGCTATGTTAGGAGGTACAGAATTGAGCAAGACGGTAGGCGGACTGACTGGCTTTATCGAAATCGCCAAGGCGGTTGCGTCCGGTGTTTACGATTTGGAGGCGGCCATTTCGTTCGTGACAAGAATGTACGGCATTAGCGAAGAACAAGCAAGACGTGAACTTGGTACACCACAGTTGCCTAATTCAGATGAAGGTCTTAACTTAGCGTAATAAACGCTAAAATATGACGCAAATTCGAGAAAGTTACACCTTCATCCGTGTAGCTAAACACCAAGCCGAGAGGACTCACAATCCCGGCAAACCTGCCAACTTCGGCAGAAAACTTGAAGTCCCAAAAAGGGCATGGCCGAAAATAGCCGAAATGAAAGCCAAGTTCGGCGCATTGGGGTATATGCTTGTTGAAGATTGGGAAGCCAAGAACTTCAACGGGTACAACATTGACCGCAAGTTTATCGACCAAGCCGAACAGCAAACCCAACTACTGACTTCGCTTGAAAACAGGCTAACCGATGCTGAACGCAAAGAGGCCGAACTTCAGGCGAGAATTGCCGAACTGCAAGCACAGTTAGAAGGTAGCAAAAAAGTACGTAACCAAAAACAAACAACCGATGGAAATCAATAAGGAAATCTTTGAAAAACTAACGGGCATTCAAATTGCCGAAGATGCGAATGAGGACACGATCAGGACTGCCCTTGGCGAACGCTTTATCGACCGAGAAACGCACCTGAAAGAAATCAACGCTACCTTTGGCAAAGCACGGGGCACAGCCGAAAACAAGCTAAAGGCGTTAATCGGTGATGAAGGCAAGGGCAAGTCCTTTGATGAACTTGTCGAACTTGTGCCAGCCAAGATGCAAACATTGAACGAGCAATTGGCCGCAGCTATCGAGGCTGGTAAGTCGCAGCCCGACATTGAGCAAATCAAAAAAGAACGCGACCAACTTCGGGAAATGACCGAGGCGGCAAAGGCTAAAGAAGCTGAGTTGCTGGCTGCTGTTGACAATGCCAAATCCGATGCTGTTAAGCAACTTGAAAAGGCTCAGACCGAGGCCGAGGTTACACGCTTATTTGATGCCAGCAATTGGGTTGATGATGCAGATGCCATTGTCAAGCAAGGTGTGTGGCTGACGCAAATCCAAGGCAAGTACGATTTTCGCAAGGAGAACGGCAAGCTGCTGGTGTATGACATGGAGGGCAACATCGTTACAGGCGGCACGACTTCGCAATTAACTGCCGAGCAGTTGTTTGAAAAGACGCTAAAAGACACCAAGCGTTACAAGTTAAACAACGGCGGCCAAGGGCAAAACCAAAAGCCGAACACACCACCAGTTGGCGGCAAAGAAATGAACCCAGCGGTAGCCGCAGCAAAAGAGGCATGGCTTGCGAAGGCACGTGCCCAAGGTATCAAAATCTAAGCGGCCTGAACTGATTAAACAGCCCTACTTCGGTGGGGCTTTTTTTATTACCTTTTAACATTTGCGTATTGAAATAGTTTGTATGTTTGGCTTAACAATTTAATTTTAAAACAACGATATGAAAGAACAAATTCAAAAATTATATGTAGATGCTCTTAACGAAGACCTACCTCCAAATGTATTCGCAGACCAAGTTTTGCGTTTATTTGATGTTATGCGAGGTTTTTTGTCAGAAGCAGAATGGAAAGAAATAGTTACACTTGATTATGTGTTGACTTGGAGATATACGGATGATTACGATAAAGACCTTAAAAGGTATAAAGAATTGTCGGCTAAACGGTGGGGTGAAAATCTCGCATAACTAATGTATAGGCGCAACAGCCCTACTTCGGTGGGGCTTTTTTATGCCCAATCGGGTATATACCAAACCAATAGATGCGAAACAATCACCGATAGGGTATATTTCGCCAAAGGTCAATTATTCTTTACCTTTTGGCGAACTATCTCACCATTGGTGAGGGACTTAAAATTGCCAGTAAGCGTAAATAGTGGCAAAAGTTGTAGATTTGATTAAAAGATTCTGCCATGCACGACAACATGAAAATTACAATTAGAAGCTACGATATTGAAGTATCGACAGAACTGCCAAACGATGCTGGCATTGAGGATATTATTCAGTCATTAAGGGGCATGCTGCTGACCGCAGGCTTTCATATAAACACAATTGACCGCTTTCTTGATATTGAGGGCAATATAACCCCTACTTCTTAGCCGATTTATTAGGCAACTTCATGCCCTTTGGGGTTTTCTTTTCGAATTCAGCAGCCAATTTTGGGTTGGTGGCGTACAAGAATTTTCGCTGGGCTTCACTTTTAAACGGCATGGCGGTAGTTTTCCCCCATTATAGCGTTTTTCGGGCAATCCGCAGCAACTTATCTTCGTTAATATCGTAGGCGGTAGCCGCTTCGGTGGCCGCTTGGTAACGATTCATGCCGTGCCGCCGCAATTCATCGTACATTTCAACGGCAAATTCGATGCGTTTGCTGTATGATGCCTTGATGCTATTGTGATGCCCCCTTGGTGCGCATTGATAGTTGCTGGTTGGTTCGCCGTCTGGGCAATTTCTACCCCCGTATTGTTCAAAAAACGTGATAACGGGCTTGCTGGGTTGTTGTATTTCATTCTCCATAACGCAAAATTGTGAAAAAAAACAATGCATTTGCCACATTGTTGGTAAATTTGTGTTAGTCGGCTGCGCTGCCGAACCAAAATGGCGCAAAAGTCGGGTGAAGTTGCCCCCGAAAAAGTAGGTAACACAAACAAATTGACAATTAAAAACAAATACAATGTCAGCATTATCTTCATTTATAGCTTGCCCAAATGTGCAGCTATCCCTTTTCGACTCCTTCGGGGTTGACAATTTGAAGGCGGAGGCTTTGCCCTTGCTTTCTTTTATCTTATCTGCGCCTAACCGCTCAGACGTTATCCAAAACCAGCTTAACTTTCGTGATCACGGTCGCAAAACAGTTGAGGTAGTTTATGGCCAGCGTTTTCTTGAATCAATGGTTCAAGACGGAGGTCGGGTAACTTGCGGAACTTTTGCCAACGATGGCGAAACTTCGGTTTTGTATTCGCTTACCCCTTCTGACGGTTACCACGTAGGTTTCAAACTGACCGCTTCTGAGTTAGAAGAGCGTTGCGAGGCCGACACCAACTACATCGCAAAAGAGGTGTTCAAAATGATGGACGTTTTGGCCCGCAAAGTTGCAACCAACGCCGCTATTCAAATCATCGCCAATAGCGGTAACTTCGCTTCTGACGTTGACAATGGCAACCCGGCTGGAACTTCATTGTTCAAAAACGCTGATACGGTTTTGACTGCTGGCGGACCCAACTATGATGCTACCGAAGTAATTGCTTTCGAAAACATGGCTAACGAATTCAACGGAATGCCCTACGTTTTCGGCGGCGAAACTTGGTGGAAGTACATCAAAGCGTTGAACGCTGCTGCTCCCCCTGCATTTACTGATGGAGGTTTGTCAACTGGTCTTTATGCCCAACAAGCTGGCATCACCTATGGTTACGACCGCAGAATTCAGCTGAATGACACAGCCCCAACTGCTGCGTATTCTATCATCCCCGGAGCCGTTCAAATGATTTCGTTCAACGAATTCAAAGGCATCCTTGAGATGAACGACAGCACGCTTGTTCAGGGAACGCTTCAGCATCCTGATCCGAACTTGCCATTGACTTTCGATTACCGTGCCGAGTACACTTGTAACGGTGCAGACCAAAAGGTTTGGAACTTCGAAGTTGCGTTAAATCACGACTTCATCTTCTTACCAGCTGATATGTACCAAGCTGGTGACCGCTTGGAAGGTGTTAATGGCATCTTGAAATTCGTAGGAGTTTAATCTACCTGCAATTCACAAATAACGGGGGAGAGAAATCTCCCCCTTATTTTTAACCTATGAAAAAATACAAGCCAAAACCAAAACCGACATCACGTCCCGGAGGGTGTAACTGTGGTGGTCGATAATTTTTCATTATGCCAACAACCTGTCTAACCGATTTGATATTCGTGCCCGATGGATGCACGTCAACGCCCAGTAACAAGGTGTCATTGGCTACGCTGCCCGGCTTTGACTTATACCAAGCCGACTACGTTAGTGATGCCCAACAATCCAGCGGCTACGATGTAATGACCGCTGCCGTTGAACGTGCTGGCGATAAAATTGTCAGCGACTTTAGGTCTTTTATGGACATTAAAGGTCGGTTCAATTCGGTAGTTGACAAAGGCACAATAGGCTTCTTTGATGAGAATAAGTCAAACGATGCTGCCAAGGTTGGCAAATATGCTGGGGTTGAGATATTGGTTAGCGATTACCCATATTTGAAATTCAACCTAAACAGCGTTTCGATATTTTTTGCCGGGGCGGTTACGGATAACATCTACGTAATTGACATTATTCAGGGCACGATAATCGACACCATACCATTTACATCGGTTGCTGGGCAGATTACTGAGGTACTGATTAACAAAAGCTACCCGACCAACGGCCAAGACCTTCATTTAATGGTTGCCGTTGACGCTGGCATATCTGCGGCATTTGACACTTGGATAAACCCAACCGCCTGTGCAAGCTGCACCAAAGGGCGAAGGTCAAGATTCAGCGACCTATTGTTTACCCGTGCGGTCGAAACCAGCAAAACGGGTTCGTTGACAGATACCAATTTAGTGGGGATTGGATACACGCACGGGGTTAGCCTTAACTATTCAATCGAATGTGACGATAATACTTGGCTTTGCCAATTTTCAAATCGGCTTCGCAGGGCAATGCTGTACGCTTCGGGGGTTGAATTGATGGATGAAATCTTGTTCAGCGACAGGCTAAACAACGTAACCACGATCAACAAAGAAGACGCCAACGAAAAGCGCAGCCTTTACGTTCAGTATTACAATACCGAAATGCAGACCTTATTGACCAATTTGCGGCTACCAAATGATAGGTGTTATACCTGCACCCCAATGGTCGTGAACCGTGTAAATATCCCGTAAAATGAAATCTACCTTTGCATACATTTCAGCATCAATACTTGCATTTTTTGCACCAGTTGCTGGCATCATGATTGCAGTTGGGGCATTCATTACCCTTGACACCTTGCTTGGGGTTATGGCTGCCCAGAAAATGGGCGAGAAAATCGAAAGCAAGAAACTGAGCAAGGTAGTTTGGAAGATGGTGATGTATCAAAGTGTGGTGCTGACCTTCTTCGTGATGGACGTTTTCATTGTTGGTGACCTTCTTGGCCAGTTTGTGAACACATCTTTTGTGCTTACCAAGGCGGTAGGTGTTGCGTTAATCGGTATTGAGTTTAAAAGCATAGACGAGAATATCGAAAAAATGACAGGCACAACGCTTTTAAAGCGGTTATACGACATCATTCGCAAGGGCAAGGGCATTGTATCGAAAATCAAAGAATAAGCCCTTAGAAACGAATTAATACTTTATTTGTTACAACAGCCCCACATCGGGGCTTTTTTGTTTTAACACTTTTTAACACTTGCTGTTAATTTCGTGTTGAAATAACTATTAGGTTTGCAGTACAAATTTCATTAACCATTAAAAACACACACAATTATGACAACTTATGAAGTTACAAATCAGCAACTGTTCGATGCCAAGGTTGCATACATCAATCTTGATGGCGTTAGAGGTGGCCGTTACGGCTATGCTTTTATGGGCTGCATCGACATTGTCGAGCAAAAAGGTAACGGCAAAATCATTCACCATTCATATGATGGCGAACATGCCTTTAATGATTTTGAAGAGGATTACGGTTTTGTCCTTGTTAAAGTAGAAGAAATTTAAGTCATGAAAATCACCCTAATCGAATCGCCCCTTGTAGGCGGCAGCAAAATCCAAATTATCGGCAAGCCCGACAAAGGCCGCCCGATACTATTCGCCACATTAAGGTCGCAGCCCCCGTTGATACCCAGCGAAATGGTAATGCGACAGGCGAATATCGTTCTTTCTAATTTAATAACCTTTTACAAACAAAACCCATGAAAACAACCCCAATCTTTGAAGCCCTAACGGCAATCATGGCTGACTGCGGAGCAATCGGCAAAAACAAGAAAAACCAGCAACAAGGCTACAACTTTAGAGGTATTGATGACCTTTACAATGCAATTCACCCATTGTTCGCAAAGCACGGTGTGTTCATCACCAGCGAAGTAATGGGGCGGCATCGTGAAGAACGCACAACAGCCAAAGGCGGTGTTTTGATTTACACCATTTTGACCGTGAAATTTACCTTCTACGCATCGGACGGCAGCTTTGTGTCCAGCGTTACCGAAGGCGAGGCAATGGATAGCGCAGACAAATCAACAAACAAAGCCATGAGTGCAGCGTTAAAATACTGCCTGATGCAGATGCTGTTGATACCTACCGAAGAACTAAAGGATGCAGATGCCAATACTTATGAGGTTGCGGCCAAGCCAGTAGTGATTGATTTTCTAACCTTGCCCGATCCGCAGCAAGAACTGGTAAATACGCTATTCGACATTAGCCAGCAACTGCCTGAAGTAAGCAAAGAAAAGGCCAACCCGTTTAACGATGCTGATTGCATCTACGTTAAATCTTGGGCCAAAGATGAGGCCACAGTGAAAAAAGCAATTGACATTTACACCAAACAATTAAAGTAATGCAAGATTTCAAAATCAGATGCAGTGCCATTGGTCAAATTATGGCCAATGGCAGGGGGAAAGACACGGCCGGAGCAACGTGCTATTCATATCTGCAGGACTGGATTGTCGAGCAGATTTACGGGGTTCGTAAGCAAATCGACAGCAGGCCTATGGAGAAGGGCCGACTGGTTGAAGATGAAGCCATTGAATTCGCTGGCCAGCACCTTAACTGGTTTATGCCCGAAAAGAACGAAACCTTTTTTGAGAATGAGTTTTTGACTGGAACGCCCGATGTTATTCACGGCAACACGGTTGTTGACATCAAATGCCCTTGGGACGTGTTTACCTTCCCAATGTGGGAAAGAAACCCACCCAAAGGATATTGGTATCAATTGCAGGGCTACATGCACCTGTTGGGGCTTAAACGGGCCCAGTTGGTTTACGTTCTAATGCCAACCCCTGAAGAACTTGGCGGCATCCAGTTAGATTTGACCAATATCCCAGCCAAATATCGGCTGAAGGTGTTTGATATCTACTATGACGAGGCAACCATTCAGGCCATTTACGAACGGGTCCAGATGTGCCGCAACATTATCGAAGTTGAACTTTTACCACAATTACAATGACAGAACGACAATTTGAACGCTATCTTTTGAAACAGGACAACGATAGCTTACTGAAGATTCGCACCGAAATCGACCGAATAATTAACAGCCGAAACGATGAATTCTTTAAGATGCACCTGAAGACCGAACACCAACGCTACGTCATAAAAGCCGCTGCCGATTACTGGGGGCTGCCGTACGAAGCTGCATACAGCAAACGCAGATTCAGGGAGGTCAAGCATTTCAAACATGCCATGAGGTTTGCGATGCGCTGCGCTACTTCAATGAGCCTGCAAGACATCGGCAAGATGCTGAATTGCGAGCATGCAACGGTCATGCACAGCATTAAGTTTGTTCAAGATTCTATCTTGGCAGACCCACAATACTACATGAAATGCATTGAATTTTGCGAGCATATCAAAATGGTCATGCAAGAATTGGAAATGAATAAAAATACACCTATCTTCACGTCAATTAATTACAACTAAACACACACAAAACCATGAGAAAAGAACAATTAGAACAGCTTGGCTTTGAGCAAATCAAAGACGGAAGTTGGGCCCAAATGATTCGGCCAACGTATTTAGATGTACCGATTATTGTAAGGTCTTATCCTGACAAAGAAACGGCAACCGCTTCGATTGCCATTACCCAAAACGGGCAGAAGGGCGAACTGATAATCGGCACGTGCGCCAACCGGGCGGCCGACCTTAAGCATCTGCTGTCTTGGCTGTCGATGGACGGGAAGGAAATCGGCCAGCACATCGTGTCAAAAGCAATTCAACGCAAGAAACTAATCAAAACCAAATAAACCATGTTACAACTACAATTAATCGGGCGTATCGGCAAAGACGCTGAACTGGTCGGCAAAAACAAAGACATCACTACCTTTTCGGTAGCGGTCGGCAAAGGCGAAGAAACCCAATGGTTTCGCTGCACCCTTTTCGGCAAAGATGGCAAGCCTGCTGGGGTTGCTAAATTTTTAAGCAAAGGCACGCAGGTGTACATCAGCGGCCGCCCTGTTCTGGACGTTTACAAGGACAAAGAAGGCAACGACAAGATCGGGACTGACATCAAGGTACTGGTAAACCAAGTAGAACTGCTTGGCGGCATGCGAACCGAAACTGGCGGTGGCCGTTTACCTGAGATGCAAACCGATGGCGAGAACCTGCCATTCTAAGATAGTGTGTTAGGTGTGAAATCGCCCCGGCCGAAAGGTTGGGGCTTTTTCTTTTTATGCCTAAGTTTTTATACTTTTATGCCATCTCATATCTAATGGCGGACGCATACCTTTGGTCGGGAAGGTGTCCGCCTTTTTTTATTTATTAACTTTTTTGCATTAAAATGTTTTTTAACTTTGAAATAAAAAAAATGAAAGAATCAATTATCAAAGCATTAAACTACCACTACGACATAAGCATTACGGCTTTAAAAAACAGAGTAGAAGGAGGTGAAGGTAATTCAAACTTTTTCTTTTCAACACCAAAAGGGGATAGCCTTAATTTATTGCTTGTTTCAGGCGTAAGCGAAAGTTTTGTTTCAAGTTTTAATGAGCTATTAAGCCAAAAAATTATTAGCATTTATCCAACAAATCTGGATGTGGTCGGATGGGATGGTGGAGAAATATACGACTTGCCAATACCTAAAAAAATCAACAAAAACAAACCGTTTAAAAAAACACATTGGTTCCCAGTATTGGTCAAACAAGGTGAAAATTTCCCAAAATCATAAACTAACCAAATTTTTTATATCTTTGCCATAGTATTACAATTTTATTTCGCCCCCGAAAATTAGGCCTTTCGGGGGCTTTCGTTTTTTCTGCCCAAGTGTTAAAAAGTGTTAACGCTGATTTTGGTATTGATATTCTTTTTACTATTGCAGTACACAAAAAACATTTACACCATGATTTACGCAAATCACCTTTACAACTTGGCAACATCAAAGCCAAGAATCACCATGGCCGAAATCGAAGCCATATGCCTTGAAAAAGCCAAGCAGGGCGAAATGTACTGCTGGGTTTTCAACCCGATTGCTGAAGATGACATCGAAAAGCTGCGAACCAACGGCTTTGAAATCGAAAAGCACAACAATTCAAGCTACCGGATTGACTGGGGAAAACCTACTAATCTTTAACCTTTAATACCTAAACACCATGAACACACCAAAATCACTAATCGAAATCGGCATCGCCTACAACCAAGACAAGATGCAAGTTATGATGGCCATGCAAATGAACGGCAAAGGCCTTGTGGACTTCGTTTCACGCTATCCTGACCACGTTGCCATTGTGGCCTTCGACTACGCTATCAAAAGCTATCCATACGGTGCTGACATCGAACGGCACGAACAAGGCATTAGAAACGGCACAACCGTAATCGGCCAAGATATGTGGCCACTATGCACACCTTCAAACGATGAATACAGCCTTGAATTGTCAAGATTCGGCGGCGAACCGCAGCAGGACTTTGCTTGGTATTCGTTTCTAAGCGACAGCGACTTCATGCTAATTTACAGCAGCAAAAAATGGAGCATCGGCTACCAAGAAGATGACCGCTGGCTGGCAATCGAAGGCATGACCAAAGAAGTGGTGGACAACGCAAATGCGATGCCGTTTCACGATGCTTTTGAGTACATGCTTAGAATGGTTTCGGCCATTAAAGTAGGTGCTGAATGGTGCGATATTTGACGGATTCTTTGTATATTTGTGAAGGCATTAGAACGCCAATGAAAGGTAAAAACCAAAATTAACCGAGCCGTTTGTTCGGGGGTAGCGTAGAAGATGAGGCCCACCTTAGCCAAGTTCTAACTTCTTTTACCGCCCCCTAACAAATGGCTTTTTTATTGAGATATGAAACAACTACCTTGGTTCAAATTTAGCCCAGCCGACTGGATGATGGGCAGAATATCCCGCCAATCTTGCGAGGTTCAAGTGGCTTTTTTAAGGCTTTGCTGCATCTACTGGAATGCCGAATGCGTTATGACGTATGAGCATGCCGAACTTGAAGCCGATGGCTACCTTGAAAAGCTAATTGCCTTGAAGATGGTTGAGGTGTATGAGGATGGTATTGGCATCAAATTTCTTGATATTCAGTTTAGTGAAGGCAAAGAAAAGCGTGAAAAAATGTCGAACGCTGGTAAAGCATCTGCTGAACGTAGGCTGAACACAAGTTCAACAAATGTTAAACATACGTTCAACGAATGTTCAATAGAGAAGAGAAGAGAAGAGAAGAGTAGAATAAGAGAAGATAAGAAAGAGAGTAAGGGCACATACACACGTGAAGATTTTTGCAATGATTTGCTTGGTGATTTCAAAACCGATGAAAACCTTCGTGAAGTAACGATGATGTGGCTTAAAAGAAAAAAGGTCATTACAAAGCAAAGTATGCTGATTTCAAAAAAAGAAATTGCCGGGCATACGGTTGCCGAAATGTACACGGCAATTATGTCGGCAGCAGAAAAGAACTGGGCACAGCTATACGGCCGAAAAGATAAGCAAAGCAAAGGTACATCAACAAGCCTGCCAGCGGGTAAGCCTTGGTTAGACCCAGCAACGATAGCAGCAGCAGAACGCAGCGCAAAGCGTTTAGAAGCCTTGGCCAATCCTTCACCTGATATGCCGTTTTAATTTTTAATACCTACAACAATGAATTACAAGTGGACTCTTAAAGATGCAAACTTTACAAAAGACAAAGGCAAGGTGTTTAGTTGCTTTGCTTGTGGAGGAGGTTCAACAATGGGATATAAGTTGGCTGGGTTTGATGTTCTTGGCTGTAATGAAATTGACCCAAAGATGATGTCTGCATACAAGACAAACCACAACCCAAAGTATGCTTATTTAGAACCTATACAAACATTCAAGTTGCGTGATGACTTACCACAAGAATTGTATGAGTTGGATATTCTTGACGGTTCACCGCCTTGTAGTAGTTTTTCAATGGCCGGTAATCGTGAAAAGGATTGGGGTAAAGAAAAGGTGTTTAGGGAGGGACAAGCAGAACAAGTCCTTGACACCTTATTTTTTGACTTCATTGACTTGGCCGAAAAGCTACAACCGAAAGTTGTGATTGCTGAAAACGTAAAAGGATTGTTGCTTGGCGAGGCAATAGAATACGTTAGAAAGATTTATGAAGCGTTTGACAATGCAGGATATTACGTTCAGCATTGGCTTTTAGATGCAAGCAAAATGGGTGTGCCACAAAGAAGGGAGAGGGTGTTCTTTATTGCTTTGCGCAAAGATTTAGCTGGGCAGTTTTTGGAGAGAGTCGATTTTTTTACCGAATTGCCTAAACTTACACTTGAGTTTAATGAACCTGAGATACCGTTTAGGGATGTAGAAACAAATGAAATCGGCTACAATGCACCGCCAAGTGTTATTAGTTTGTTAGAGATGTGTAAGCCGGGAGATTGCTGTAATACGCATCACGAAAAGGGCAGTTTTGGCAACTATTTTTATATCAACCACGATAGGCCAATTGGCACTATTACCGCATCATTTAAAAGAAGCAGCAGCGGATATTTTAAAAAAATAGGAGAAAAATGGTGCGGTATTACCGTTCAAGAGGCTTGTATGTGCCAGTCATACCCAATTGACTATGAGTTTGAATTTGACCCATACTACCTAATCGGCATGAGTGTGCCGCCTTTAATGACCGCAAAAATAGCAGAACAAGTTTATAACCAATGGCTTTCTAAAATTTAATACCTTAGCACAATGAAAACCTACACACTAACCGAAAAAACCCTTGACCGCCGGGCCATCGAACTGGCCAGCATCGTATTTCAACCCAACAAAATGGTACTAACCAAAGAACGGGCCGCCGCCGTGCGAAAGCTTTGCACCGCATTTGACACCAACAAATCGTTTTTCTTGACTGGTGATACTGGCACCGGCAAGACAATCTACACAAGGCTATTCTTAGCGGCCCAACCCGAAAAGCAGTTCACTTTCTACAACATGCGGCATTTATTTCGTGAGTATGCGGCCATGAAAAACCCTGATGAATTCATCTTGGCGTTTATTCACAAAACCAAGTACGGGCATTTGATACTTGATGACGTTGGGGCTGATGAAGCGGTCGGTGCGTTTGGTCGGCAGAACACGATCCTGTACGACATTATCGAAAGCCGAATGGATAGCAAGTTTATTACCGGCATTATTTCAAACAATACCCTGTCCCAAATTTTGGCAAGATTCGGGACTGACGGCCAACCTGATGCACGGTTAATGTCACGCTTCAAAAAGTGGGAAACGATTATCATGCCCGGTGATGACCTTCGGGGGGAGGTCGAAGTGATGCCGCTTGCTGAATGGCCCAAGGTGGTTTTGCCAGCAGAACCCGAAGAACAAGGCGTGCCATGCCCTGACCATCTTCGTGCTGAGATTTACGAAAAGTTGGGCATCATTGCCAATCGGGTTGTTGAAGCACCGCCAAGCAAAGCTGATGAAATGCGAAATGCTTTTTGGGGTAACATAAAGCGGCCACAATGAACATCACCGAAATCGAAGCCTACTGGCAAGGTATTGACCTGACTAAGCCGCAACCCGAAATCAACATCGGTGGCGAACGCATCAACGACCTTGGCATGTTTACCAAATCGCATATCGCAATACTTAAATACAACGCTGGCAAAATGGCATTTCTGCCGTACTTTGAAAGGCTATATCGGGTTACACTTGCACACATGAAAGTAAAATGAATAATATGAAAATGTTTATCTTAAAGCAAAAGCCAACCAACCGCCAGCAAAAAAGATTGGCCGAAAAAGAAATTAGGCTACTTTCAAAACAGCTGGATAGGGTGGTTGAAGTTATGCTGGATGATTTGTTCAATTTAGACGATGCGTATTATTTTGACCTTATCTACAAACATCACATGGCATATTGGTTTGAAGTAGTAAACTGGCTTAAAGCATATCGCAAAACCAAATACGTTGAAATCAACGAAATGTTTTTTGAAGAGTTGTTTTTGGGCAAGTTGCACACATGAAACTTATGGCCTAAATTTGCCTTATGCCCAAAATCGGAGAACATCTTTTGCAAATGGCCTGTGTGCGTTTCTTCAGGCAATACTACCCTGACCTGCATAGAAACCTATGGCACACGAACGGCAGGGCAATCAACGCATCAAACGGGGCGGTGCTAAAGGGCATGGGTGTAGTCGCTGGGGTATCTGACCTTCTTTTTTTCTACAAAGGCACGTTACACGGCATCGAACTGAAAATGGGTAACGGGCGCCAAAGTGATGAGCAAAAAGAATTTGAGCAGATGCTGAAGGCTAACGAGGGGCGGTACTACATCGTGCGCACCTTAGACAGCTTCGCAAATTTAATTAACGAAATTGTGAAAAATGATTAAGAACACGTTTATTGAAATAGTATCGCCGTTCACAATGACCAGCGTTGAACGAATGGGTGCTTTGTATGATTCCCTTGAGTACATAAGGGCAAACAACATTCAGGGCGATTTCGTAGAATGTGGCGTTTGGAAAGGTGGCAACATTTTGGGAATCATGGAATACCTTGCATTTCACAAAATGACCGACCGAAAGGTATTTTTGTACGATACCTTTAAGGGCATGACACCGCCTGAAGATATCGACAAAGACCTAAACGGCAGAAAGGCAGAAAGCATACTTGAAGACGTTATGTGCATTTCCCCAATTGATGAGGTTCGGGAAACCATAAGCCGTTCAAGTTTTCCAATGGCAAACGTAATTTTTGTTCAGGGCGATGTTTGCGTTACCCTTAATGGTGCAAAGTACATACACGAAAGCAACTTGGCATTACTTCGGCTTGATACGGATTGGTATGCGTCAACCAAAAAAGAAATGGAGGTACTTTACCCTAAATTGAACTTTGGCGGAGTTTTGATTGTTGATGACTACGGGCATTGGAAAGGTTCAAAAACTGCGGTTGATGAATACTTTGAAGGGCAAGGCATATCGCCAAAAATTGAACAAATTGACTATACTGGAATCAAAATCATAAAAAATGGTTAAACTTGTACCAATCGGTTCGGTTAAGGGAAACAGCCGTAACCCAAGATTTATACGGGATGAAAAATTCAAAAAGCTGGTTGCTTCGCTTGTGGAGTTTCCTGAAATGGCTACTCTTCGTCCTTTAGTGGTAGACGAAACCATGACCGTTTTAGGGGGCAACATGCGTCTAAAGGCCATGCAAGAACTGAAATGGAAGGAAGTGCCGATAGTGGTTGCCGAAAATTTGACCGATGCGCAAAAGGATGAATTTGTGATTAAGGATAATGTCGGGTTTGGCGAATGGGATTGGGAAACCTTGGCCAACGAATGGGATGCAGAAGAACTTACAAGGTGGGGATTAGATATACCCGGCTTTGATGCTGAACTGCCCAACGATGAACCCGAAGAACAAGACGCAAACAGCCTGATAGTCGAGGCCGATATGAGAACCTTAGAAGACCTTTTCGATGAACTGAAAAGCCGAGGGTTTAATGTTTCAATGAAGTAACATGGCAAACAACAAAACCGACATTAGAAAAAAACTGCTACTGGAGGCCCTTGAAAAGTCGCTTGGCATCGTTACAACGGCATGCAAGGCGGCAAACATTTCAAGGGATGCACACTACGAATGGTTGAAGAACGATGAAGAATACAAGCGGCAAGTAAACGAAATAAGCGAAATTCAACTTGACTTTGTCGAAAACAAGCTAATTGACCGAATCAACAAGGGCGACACAACCGCCATAATCTTCTACCTGAACAGCAAAGGCAAGGCACGGGGGTACAATCGCCAGCACGAAGAAAAGCGGGAGAACGTCAAGTGGCCAAGTAACTTTACCTTCAACATCGTGAAAAACGATGAAGAAGTATAATCTTAACCCGAAGCAGCATCAAACATTAACCGCCAGCGAAACCGAACGGCTGTATGCTTATGTCGGCGGCATTCGGTCGGGCAAGACCATAACGGGGGCGCATTGGGCATTACACAACATTATTCATCAGCCCGAAATAAAGGGGGGCATCTTCAGTAATACGGTCAGCCAGTTAAACACGGCAACCTTATCCGAATTCATCGGGGTGTTGGAAGCATACGGGCTTTACAAGGGCGAACATTATGTTGCCAACAAAGACCCTGAACGCTACTTCGGTTATAAGTCAAAGTTTGAAAAGCACAACGGCGTTTGGTCATTTATGAACGGGGCACAGGTGATCACGTTCAGCATCGAAACCATGATTCGTGGTATTGAACTTGGTTGGTGCTGGGGCGATGAGGTGCAAGACGCTGCCATTGATAGCCTGAATATCGTCATGGGCCGTATGTCGGGGGCTAAGTTTCCCCGAACGCTTTGGACAATGACCCCACCAATGGACAACCCCGATATCGATGAACTGATATGGGGCGAGAAGCAGATAGCCCATACCATCGGCACAACCTACGACAATAGGGCGAACCTGCCCGAAGGCTACATCGAACAGTTAGAGAAGACATACGACAGCCTGACCTTTAAGCGTGAAGTGTTGGCCAATCGGGTTACCATGTCTGGCCTGAATTGGCTGTATTCGTTTGACCGCCAAAAGCACGTGGGCAGCAAGGCCACATACGATACCAGCATGCCCGTGTACGTTTCGATTGACTTTAACAATAACCCGTTTACGGCTATCTTGGCGCATCGTGGCAGACAGCAAGATGGCAAGCAGTTCATTCACTACTTCGATGAAATAACGCTAACGGCGGACCATATACAGGGAAAGACGTTCATTGAAGCTATGGTTGAGGAAATCTTCAGGCGAACACCAGCGCAGGTGCAGAACCGATTGTACTTTGTTACGGGCGATGCTTCGGGCCGCCAGCAGTCGGTGATTGCCAAGGTAGGACAAAATATGTGGTCGGAGATTGTGGATAGGATGCGAATCAGCACGAACAACCTACTTGTGCCGCGGTCGAACCCGCCCCATCAAGAATCAAGGCGGTTGTGCAATAGCATATTCAGTAACTACGATGAAATCTTGATTAACCCCAAGTGCAAGGTGCTGATAAGGGACTGTGAATTTGTTAAGGCGTTACCCGATGGCGGTGTTGATAAAGGCAGCCGGGCGAAGGTTGATAAACGTGCCGATGCCTTGGATTGCTTGCGATATGATTTGCACGCCAACAACAAGCAGTTTATTTTCAGGTAGTAGCCCAGTCGGGGGTCGAACCCGAAACTCCCGAGAAAAATCGGGGTGTTACCAGTTACACTACCGGGCTGTTTTCAAAACTAATAAAAACCTTTCACTTTCAAACCGATTGCATAAATTAGTGTTATGGCAGAATACAAAGGTTGCAACATTGGCCCGTCAGACCGCAAGGGCAAAAAGTACAAAGCGCAATGCGGCGATAACCCGCCCGTGCATTTCGGGGCAAGCGGCTACCGAATTAAACCCGGCACGTCAGCAGGGGATAGCTATTGTGCAAGGTCGCAAGGTATCGAAGGTAGCGGCAAAGGTAGTGCGAACTATTGGGCCCGTGAACTTTGGTCATGCCGAGGTAACAAATCGGTAAGCGACAAACCATTCTTTGGCAAAATAAAACTATAACCATGCAGGACCACGTTAACCAATTACTTGAAGTCAATGACCTATGGCCCGGCGATATTGTCTTCGCCAAGATTGACCCCGAAAGCCCGGCCATCGTAGTTACCATTTGCTATGACGGCAGCGACAAGTTGAAGTATGGTGTTAAGCACGTTGACGGGGTTGATAGCTACTACCGCTATGAACTTTTAAGCGAAGTTGAAGCCGAAATCAAGCGCATCACGGGTAAATGACTACCAAGGACTACATCGCCAAACTGAACAAGGCCGAACGGGCAATCAACGGCAAGCGGTTTGTCGGCTTGTCTTCGAGCATTGGCCGCAAGCAGTTTAAGCGGGTGTTTGCAGAAGGGCTGGATTCAAATGGCGCACCTATCAAACCCGAATATTCAACCAAGCCGATAAGCATCGGGCCAAACCAAACACCTGACAAATCAACGGCAAAGTTTTACGAGGGTGGCTACAAAGAATTCAAACGCAAATTGGGTAGGGGTAAGATGGTGCTATTTCGGTTGTTCAGCCAAATGTACCTGCAGTCGATTGTAAACCCTGAGCTGAGAATTAGCGACACAGGGTTTGTTATAGCGACAGGCATGACGTACAACGCTGGCAACCCGAAAGGCAAAGTTGATGCGCTTTTAGACAAATATGGTGACGCTTTCAAGTTTTCGGATGCCGAACGCAAAGAATTCACCGACAGGGCCGAGCAAATTGTCGTAGATTTGTTTAAATGATAAGCGACATTCTATCTTATTTGAACGCACGACTGCCCAATATTTCGGCAGTTACACGGCCGTTATGCCAGCTTGTTGAAGAAACAGGCAAAGACGGCAACCTGCGTACTTTCCCAGTTGTGTATGACGGCAAAGGCAACCTTGACTACATTACACGATTCGACTGGCGGACGGGCATGTCTTTTTGGTTGAAGAACGGGGCTGAAGATATTGAACTGCTGGATCGGGTTCGTGCCAACAAAGAACGGGTTCAAATTACCATACCATTGAAGTTTCATTGGATTGGCACACGAAGCACGTGGCAAAATGACACGCAGTATTTAGAACAATACATTTTACTTGCGCTGCAAAAGGCTATCACGGTGGACAATATCCCAAGCCTGCGGGCAACTCTCGGCCTTGACAGAATCAAAACGGTAGTAACAAATCGGGAGTACGGTGCAGAAACGCTTAATGGGGTGTTTGACAATATCGACCTTCGGTTGCCGCTGGATATGGCCGCTGCTATGCTGGAGGTGGATTTGATTTTAACAGGTGATGCCGATTGCATTGTGGGCGAATCTTGCGCTACACCGGGCGGCATTGCCCCGATTAGCTGCGACATTGAACTGCGCAGGCTTCACGATTTCGTTGCACCTTATTCTTACTGCGGCACGGCATATCTTGGCACACCGACCAGCACGCCTACTTGGACAATTTACCGCATACAGGTTGCCAATAATGGCAGCATAACAATTCAAACGGCAGTTAATGTCGCTTGGGATAACCGATTAACCGCAATTTATACTTAAAGTTATGAACACAAACAAACAAATCACCGTTGATGGCGTTACCTACAACAAGGTTGCCGCATCATTATCTTCAATGCCATTGTTTAACGCTACTGAGGTAGGCCAAACCGTTGCAATGCGTTTGCAGTATTTCGCTACCGATGAGGCTGGTGATGTGCTTCGGCCTGAAAACCCAAGCCAATACGATGTGCCTATTGTGTTTGGGGACGTTTTAACTTCGCAAGATGCCGATGCGGTCAAGGCCTTTGCCAAGATTACCGAGGCGATTCAAGAGTACATTAACGCAAAAGGGCTTTAATCATGGCTAACTACAAAGCGGTAGCCAACGGCAACTGGTCGGCATTGGCTACGTGGCAAGACGATTCAGGGGGCAGTTATGTAGCATCTACGGTATTGCCGGGGGCAAGTGATGTTGTTTATTTCAACAACTTCACCGTGCAAATCAATGTTGATGTTACGGTTTCTCAGATTAGAAATAACAGCGCAACAGGCGTAACGGCTGGCGGTAGCGGTGTTATTTCTGCATCAAGAACCGTAAATGCGGATTTGTTTCATGGAACTGGAGCGTTATTAACCGTTTCAGCATCATCGCCAAGCGTTGTGAACATTACAGGCAATATGCCGGGGACATCTGCAATAGCCACAAGTAGGGGATTGAATATTACAGGCAATTGCACGGTAAATTATGTTGGGAATGTAGTGTCCACAACAAGCACGGCAGTATCAAATATAAGGGCAATAATTGTTGGGGCTGGCGCTACGCTTAATTTAACTGGAGATTGTTCTGCCGGAGGGTTTAATGGTTCGCTAAGTATAACCAGTAATAATGATGGAATTTTTTTAGAAAACAATACAACCCTTAATGTTGTTGGCAATGTTTTTGGCGGTTTTGCAAATGCTGGCAATACAGGAATAAAACTTAACGGTACAAACCAAACAATATCAATAACAGGTAACGTGAACGGGTTAAGCGGCACAAGCATAACAATCCCTAACCCAGCCGTATTGCTAAACGGCACAGCGGTATTCAGCATTACAGGCAATTTAACTGCTGGGCAAAATGCTCCAGCACTTTACGGCCCAAATGCCACAACCGCGGTGCAAGTTTTCGGCAATGTTCAAAACGCAACCAATGGCTATATGGCTACTATTGCCCCATACGTTTATTTAGATGCGGCAGTAACAGAATGGGAGTTTAGAAAATCAAACCTAACTACCAACACCCTATACACCCCCGGTGTTGCAACTGGCCACCCAGCCACCAACAATGTAAGAACAGGTATTGTTTACGGCCCGACAAACAACTTAACAGGTACTTGTGCTGTGCCGCCTGCTGCTGCTGTTAGCCTTGGTGTTCCTGTTGACAATACGGTGGGGACTGCAAGCCTTGATGCTAATGCCTTGGCTATTGCGTTAAACGCTTCGCTATCAGTAAGTTTGCCAACGCCTATTGCAACAGCACTAAACACAAGCCTATCAGCAAGCCTACCAGCCGCAATCGCACCGCTGTTGTGGGACGAAGCGGTTACCAACATAACCACGCCAAACAGCATTGGCGAGCGGTTAAAGAACTGTTCTACCGTTGCAACTACTGGGGCACAAATTGCATCATTCAATCCGTAAACCATGCGACCAATTAACTACATCGTTTTGCACACCACGGCCAGCAACATAACGGCCACGGCAGACAGCATTAACCGATACCATAAAAAGGTGTTAAACTGGAAATCGCCCGGTTACCATTTTATCATTGAACGGGACGGCAAAATAGTTGACAACTGGCCGATCACGAAACCCAGCAACGGGGTGAAAGGGCACAATCATGATAGCATCAACATCAGTTACATTGGTGGCATTGATGAGAAAAGCAAGCCTGTAGACAACCGCACACCGCAGCAAAAGGCGGCAATGGCCGAACTTGTGAACAAACTTGCAAAACAATTTCCCAATGCTGAGGTATTGGGGCATCGGGACTTCCCGAATGTTGCCAAAGCCTGCCCTTGTTTCGATGCACGTAAATGGTGGGCAACCGTTAAGAAATCTTAAAAAAGGTTTGGCCTATTGTATTTTAACTACATTTGGCTAAACCAAAAAGGGAACCATGAGTAAACAAAAAATTGAAATCATTGAGAAATACCTTGATGAACAACAACCGGGCTTTTTCGCCCGAACATTAGCAAGAAAAATTGTGGCCGAAAACCCGGGCCTGTTTGAGCAAACAGACAAAGAGATTGAATACGTTAGAAAAACAATAAGGTATCGCATTGGTGCGCTTGGCAAAAAGCATTTAGAATGGGCTAAGAACTCAGGCAAACTTCGCACCGAGTTTATAAGGGATGAAATGAAGCCCAGCGAATACATGGCGAATTTCATTCAGCGTGGCGAAACAACCAGTAAGGCCGATTGGCATTTGCCTAAGCATCACCGCAAGGTATTGGTTATGTCCGATATTCATATCCCCTACCATTCTTTAGAAGCCCTTGAAACGGCCATTGACTACGGGTTTAAAAGCGGCATTGACGGGATTTACCTGAATGGTGATGTGATTGATTTCGCCAAGATTAGCCGCTGGGAAAAGGATCCAGCAATTACTTCTGCCGTTGTTGAGGTCGGCATGGCCCGTAACTTTTTTGAGGGGATTGCCAATTTGGGGGTTGATGTTTATTACAAGTTGGGCAATCACGAGGACAGGTGGGAACGCTACATCTTGCAGAACGCACCTGAACTGCATGGCCTTGACGGCTTGCAATTAAAAAAAGCCCTTGGCTTGGATGACTTTGAAATTGAATTAATCGATAGCAAACAGGTTGCCAAGTTCGGAAAACTGAACGTCATTCACGGGCATGAATTCGGTGATAGCATCTTCAGTCCTGTTAACCCAGCACGGGGGTTGTTCTTGCGTGGCAAGGCTTCGACCTTGGCTGGCCACAATCACCAAACATCTGAGCATCACGAAAGCGACCTAAACGGCAAAGGAGTTGCTTGCTTTTCTACGGGTTGCTTATGCGACCTTCGCCCAGCTTATCGGCCATTCGCTTTCACCAAGTGGAATCACGGGGCGGCCATTGTTGAAATCGAAGAAGACGGCAACTTTAGCGTTGAGAACTTTAGGATTGACAATCGCAAGGTACGATGAACTGGACTGGGTTTCTATTGCGGCATTGGGGCATCATTGCCCTGATTGCCGCTTTTATCTTGGGCAAGCAGTCATGTAATTACAAAGCCGAGGCAGAACGGCATGCAAGCAATTACGAGGCTATTCAGCAGACGGCATCGGCAACCGCCCGAACATTAACATTGACTAACCAGCAATTGCTGTCCGAAAACAAGCGGTTACTTGACAGCCTGAACATCAAAGGTGGCCGTGTTGAATTCGTGTATAGAACTAAATGGCGCACCAAGATTGATAGCTTTGAGGTGGAGGTGGATAGGTGGCATATCGAAACCTTGCCATGCCCGATCCAGTCCTTCAAACTTGACACAATGTGCATGAAATTTGCCGCAACCGTGCATCCCGACCGCCCAGCAGTTGTTACCATTCAAACCGACTACGAATTGAACGTGGTTGGATATTGGCAGCGCCCAGGCAAATGGTTTGGCGGCAAGCTATGGAGTGCGATACTTGGCAAGAAAGATGCTTATGTCAAAATTTCATCACCATGTTTTGCCGATTCTTCTGTATATTTGAACAAATTCAGCAAAGCACAATGAACCCTATCTGCCCACAAGATTTAACACCATGCAAGGTGTTATCTGCGCCTACGAACTGCCAATTGGCTGCCGACCTTGAAATCGGTACTGCCAATCCAAGCACCGCTTATGACGTATTTATCGTTCATAATGGGTCGAAAAAGGTCTTAAAGTATGATATAGTAAGC